GCGTTATAACAAGACCTAATCTTCATCGTGTTTGTTAAGTCTTGATAAGAATTTCCTTTATAGATAGGAGGATACCTAATAAAATTTCTATATTCTACAGGGTATTTTTTTTCAAAGTCTTCAAGTGAATCCACTAGCATTTTTGAGTACTTTTTATTTTCTCCTTTTATCTCCTTATATTTATGGCCTTGTTGTGCGGCCTCTTCCACGGTAATAGGCGGAGGCATCAAAGGTATGGGTATCACAATTAAATAAGATAGACATGATACTCTATTTACCACTAATTCTGAGAGGCGTCTAACATCCTCGTGTTTTTCATAGAGAAGGTATTGTTCAGGGTAATTTTTCTGAACGATTGTTTTTTTTGACACTATCATTTTTTCAGGTAAACGCATATTCATCATTTCTTCTATTTCACGAATCGCTGCATAAAAGGTCATTACAATAACATAAAAAAATGGGTTTATACGTTTTCGGATTCATTAATATGCCAAAGCATACAGGGTATTGTGGCAAGGGAAGATAAAGTTGTAAAGAGGAATAACGATGTTTTCCATAATAAAGACGAACAAATTGGTCAGCCATTCAACAACAAAGTGGAAGATCGGAGAAAGATAATTCTCTAGAATAAACACAAGCCATAGAACGACGAGTTCCGTGCAGAACTTTTTGTGTTCTTTGTACTTAGCCTGGAACTTTTTGACTTCATCGCCATCAATCCATAGAATGGATACAAGAAGAATCGTAACAAGGAATTGATAGTAAATAATGATGATGTTTTTATAGTATGAACTGTTGTTTGTCCTTTTCAGAGCGGCTTCCAGAGCACAATTCTTTCTTTGAAGATCCTTAGAACGATTTGTAAACGATGTATACTTTTCCATTAAACCCTTGTACATAACCAACAACGCGCCGATGTTTTGGTCCTTGTCAATAATCTTACGCTTCTTATTTGGATATGGAATCTCCTTATGTACCTCCTCTGTCTCAGTCGCATCGTTAATACGACTGTAGATCTTCCGCCTGAAGATAGACGACTGACGGGCAGTCATCTTGGTAAGAAGTTTTGCGTCCGAGATAATGTTGTTCACGACTTCACGGTAATTCATTTTTGATGCTATTAAGTATTAGAACTATATTAGATTCAATTTTTTTTATATTTTTTTGTTTTTGGTTTATATTTAAAAAATAATTTACGATTTTTTCCGGTTTTGCGATACTCTTTGTATTTTTTGTCTCGCTCAAGTCTTAAACTTTCATAGGTAGATTGTTCGCCTATACATGGCATTCTAAAACGGCGCATAATAGGGTCTTCGCCGGTTACGTTATTTAATAAATAGCAATAGGATAATATTTTAAACTTATTGATAGTTTTTATATTCATAAAAGATAGACCGTAATAAATAGATAGGATGGTATCGTAAGTTGCAATTTTCATTTTTTTACTTTTTACTTGGATCACATTATAAGACTGACAAGAGTCTGTTATAAAAACATAAAGCATGGGTATATTATCAACTTTCACTTCATAGACATTTAAAAACTTATTCTTGTATTGTGTTTTTGTATATTCAATACTCTTTAACTTATCCCAAATACTATCATCAGACAATACATATACACAGTTTTGTTGTTCGGTTCTGAACTTTTCGGGAAATAAATGTTGATAATAATACATTCCATAGTCTCCAAATAATACGCATGACGATATCTTTGATAAGACCTTTTTAAATAGGGGTGATTTTTGAGTGTGATCATCCACATTGCACCGTCGGATAATAAGAGGGTGGGTTGAGTTTAATAGTTCAAGTCGTTGATATACCTTTTTCCAGCGGGTTAGGTCTCCTAAAGGCCGAGACAACTCTTGGTACATACTCATTCTTAAATAGTTATAAGGAGCGTAGTATATCTTATTTATTACGATTGCATTTTTTTTAAGATTTTTAAATAATTCGTTTTCTATTTGAGTAATATCTACAAGAGGAATGGAATTAACAAAAATTTTATAGGTACCTTCAACAAGAGCGGTTTTTACTTCAACATCGTCGTATGTTTTACCAAGAATATCAGATAGTTCAATAATATCAGGGATCGCCTTTGTACTAAAAAAGTCGTAATCAGGTACATCATTGTCTGCGTAAAATTTTTTATCTTTAGGTAGAGTCATATTGATCGCCATGCCTCCATATCCAATTAATTGTTTGCGTATCATGTACTCGTCTACGGTACGAAAGAGAGCGGGTTTTGTATAAAGCTTCTTTTTCCGTTCTTTTTGAATTCTTTGATTTTCAACCAAGGCCGTATCTAACTCGGTATGCATATACTATTTATTTATTAATTCTCAAGAAGAGATTTTACATTTTGGTTTTCAGTGGTAATAATAGAACTGTTTGAAAACATGTCATTGTATACTTTTAAATGCAGGTCATTTGTTTGAAAAGATAATCCTATAAAGTTAACCTTGTGTTTTATTCCATTTACGAAATTATAATTATTACTAGTATTTGAAAAATCAGGATACAAAAAGGACAGATTTGATGAAGATAGTCCATCTATGTCAGGCGATTGAAGTAGGTCACTTTCTCTATAAATAACATTATCTCCATTACCAATATCAAGCGCGCTCATCAAAGAAAGACGACTCTTTCTGTAAAAATCCTTTTGAACGCCTGTAACATCTACAATAATAACTACCTTACACCCTTGAATCTTATCATTTGTTAATGAACTTAATAATGTAGTATCTAATGATTTATCGGTACTATTTAGATAAAAAATAATGTTACCATTCAAACTATTGTCTCCAAAACTGGCATTTAGTGAGGCGGCCATTTCATCATACGTTTTTTTAAGTAGACTTTGAACTCTAAATATCAAAAACAGAGGATCGCTCGTATTTGGACAATTCATATTAGAGGCTACAAAGTACTGATGTACTTGTGCCATTGTATCTGCAAAAGGAAGACTATTATAAGTTTCTTTGTAATCATTGGATTGAAGAGTTGATGCAGCAATAACAGGTTTACCTTTTAATGAATAAACCGTAAAATCCAAGGCTCTTACACCTTGTTTTGCACAGTTAATCAAAGCACAATAATTCACGTAATCATTTTTGAATTCCCCCGAACAGCAGCAGTTATAGGCAGTCTTTATAAAGGTTTGATTCAACGTAGTTGTTTTAAGATTCATTTTAGTATTTGAAAGTAAAGGTATGATATTTGTATTCATTTTAGTATCTAACTTTTTACAGTTATTTTTGTCCTTTCTTATAACAATATAAGTATAAATAAAAAAGGCAGATACAATAATAAAGATAACCACATTTAAAGCATATTGAACTGCATATTTCTTAATCGCTGCAAAAAAAATAGTAAGCGTGTCCATTTTGATTCCAGATTGCATTAAATTATATTATGAATATATTTAAATATATATATCATTATAGCATATAATGCCAGGTGGTTTATTAAACATTATTTCTTATGGAAATCAAAATATAATAGTAAATGGGAATCCAAGCAAAACATTTTTTAAAACGGTCTATTCAAAATACACTAATTTTGGAATGCAAAAATTCCGGATTGATCACGAGGGACAAAGAAATCTAAAACTAAACGAAGAAACCCCATTGTCTTTTAAAATTCCTAGAAATGCTGAATTACTTATGGACGCGTATCTTGTGTTTAATTTACCTGATATATGGAGTACTATTATACCGCCTAGTAGTGAAGAGGAAACATTGCGCCCCTATAATTTTAGATGGATCTCTCATATAGGTGCAAATATAATAAAAAAAATGTCGGTTAGCATAGGCGGACAGAAAATACAAGAGTTTAGCGGCGAATACCTAAAAAATATGGTTGAAAGAGACTTTTCGCAAACAAAGAAGGACCTTTTCTATAAAATGATCGGACATACGAAAGAATTGTATGATCCTGACAATGCATTTAGTCGTATTGATCGTTATCCCATCAGTTTTTTTCTTACTCCAAAAACTCGTACCGCAGCCGAACCTAATACGAGCGTATCGGACTGGTCTATGCCATCCATAAATGGTAGAACAATTTATGTTCCTTTACATTTCTGGTTTATGAACTCTCCTAAAATGGCGCTTCCTTTAGTTGCATTACAATATAACGAGGTTACCATAGATATAACATTAAGACCCATCAAGGAGTTATTTACAATACAAGATGTAACTCAACCAACCTCAAAAGGACTTGTTCCTATACAACCAGATTTCAAAAATGAATATCATAGTATGTACAGATTTCTACAACCACCGCCAAATATATTACTTCAAGCAAGTGATTACGGAAATAAAAATAATTCATGGAATACAGACATTCATTTGATGTCAACCTACGGGTTTTTAACCGATGAAGAAGCAAAAATATTTGCTTTAAACGAGCAAAGATATTTGATAAAGGATATCAAAGAGAACATATTTCCAAATGTTACAGGAAACAATCGGGTAAGACTGCATACCACGGCTCTTGCGTGTAGTTGGGTATGGGTGTTTAAACGAAATGATGTTTATAAAAGAAA